ACCAACAGCTGGAACAAATGGTAATCCTTCAATATTTTCTACAATCACATCAACAGGAGGCGGAGGTGGTGGATCTGCTACTAATGGTGGTACTAATCCAGGTTCGCCTGGAGGTTCTGGTGGAGGAGGTCAGTATACTGGTACAGGTGGAACAGGTAATACTCCTCCAGTAAGTCCACCACAAGGAAATGATGGTGGTGCGGGTACTACTACAACTCCATATTCAAGTGGAGGTGGCGGAGCAGGGGGAACAGGTGGTACTCCAAATGGTACAAATGGTGGTGCAGGGGGAACAGGTTTATCTTCTTCTATAACTGGTTGTTCAGTTTCAAGAGGTGGAGGTGGAGGTGGTGGATCTAGTGGAGCTTCTGGAAAAACAGGTGGTCCAGCAACATCCGGAGGTGGAGCAGGTGGAAATAATACTTTACCAGGAACAATTGGAACAGCTAATACAGGTGGTGGAGGTGGTGGTGGAAGTAGTGGTTTTAGTGGGGGTACTGGAGGACCAGGAATCGTTGTTGTAAGACAATGTCAAGCATCTCCAACATTTGAAAACGCACCAGGAATCTGGTCAATTAATGACGCATATAATTACAAGAAAGCTGGACAGTGGGTTAATGTTGCAGTGTCAGTAGATTATTTAGTAATAGCAGGAGGAGGAGGTGGAGCTTTTGGTAGTGGTGGTGGAGGTGGAGCAGGTGGATATAGAACTTCATTTCCAGGTGGAACAAAATTATCATTGTCAGGTGGAACATCTTTTCCAATAACAGTAGGAGCTGGTGGAAATGGATCAACAAGTCCATCTCCAGGTAGAGGTGCTTCAGGATCAAGTTCAATATTTTCAACAATTACATCAGCAGGTGGTGGTGGTGCATCAGGTAATCCAATTGCAGAAGGTGGAGCTTTTCCAGGAGGATCTGGAGGAGGATCAGGATATGAACCTTCAACATCTGTTCCCGCAACAGGAGGAACAGGAAATAGTCCACCAGTTAGCCCACCACAAGGAAATAATGGTGGTGGAGGTCTTAACGGTCCACTAGGAAGTGGAGGTGGTGGAGGTGGTGCTTCTGCTGCAGCAACAAATTCAAATGATCAAGCAATTTCAACACCAGGAGGAGCAGGTTCTCCAAATAGTATTTCAGGTAGTGCATTAAATTATGCAGGAGGAGGAGGTGGTGGACAATATGGAGCAGGTGCAGCAGGTAATGGTGGAATAGGTGGAGGAGGTGGAGGTTCAGCTGGACCAGGAGGTACTGCTGGAACAGGTGGAAGTCCGGGAGGAGGAAATGGAGCTATTTCTGGAACTGCAGGAGCAGGTGGAACTAATACAGGCGGCGGAGGTGGTGGAGGTGGATATGTTCCAGCTCAAACTGCAGGAGGAAATGGTGGTTCAGGAATCGTTATTATTAGAGCACCAGGAAGTGCTGGAATTTCAGCAAGTCCAGGAACTAATACAGTAACTACGTTACCCGCTCCGGCAGGAGGTTGTAAAGTAGCTACATTTACAGTTTCTGGAACATTAACTACAGGATAAAAATATAGACTTTCTTTTAAAAAGAATTTATAATATAACTAATTAAGGAGTAAATAATATGGCACATTTTGCAGAAGTAAACAGTTACGGTTTAGTATTAAGAGTTGTTGTTATTGATAACAATGATGTAAACGCAAATGGCGGTGATCAATCTGCTGGAGCGGAAGAAGCGGTTAAAAAAATCGTTCCTTTCACAACAGGTTCTAGATGGGTTCAAACTTCTTATAACAATAATTTCAGAAAACAATACGCTGGAATTGGTTACACGTTTGATTCCACAAAAAATAAATTCATTGCACCACAACCATTCGCATCTTGGTCGCTAGACTCTAATGACGACTGGAAAGCCCCAGTTGCATATCCAACAGTTACAACTTATGGAGATAACGTAAGATACTTTATTTCTTGGGATGAAGCTGGACAAAGATGGACTGGTAAAGACGATCAACAAAATTCATTCGCTTGGTCACCTGACACTTCATCTTGGATTGCTACAGGCAATTAAGTTAAAGAGTTTTTAAACAGGAGTAAGTGACCTATGGCCAAATCTAATGGCGGTATTATCGGAGCATTAAATCCAACATCGTTTGGAAAGTGTACTGTCACATCTCAAACATCATCTGGAACATTAACCACGCAACCTGGAACTAGATTAGTAGATTATTTAGTTGTTGCAGGTGGAGGTGGTGGAGGTCGTAATACATCTGGTGGAGGAGGTGGAGCAGGAGGTTATAGAACATCCGCTGGATCATCTGGTGGAGGAGCAAGTGCAGAATCAAGTTTACAAGTTTGTGGAGCAACACCATATTCAATTACAATTGGTGGAGGTGGTGCAAGTGGTCCTACTGGTTCTGTTAATGGAACAGATTCAATATTTTCAACAATTACATCAACAGGTGGAGGTGCTGGTTCATTTTCAGGAAATAGTCCTGCTAATGGAGGAAAACCAGGAGGTTCAGGAGGAGGTGGTAGACAAGCTCCAGGAGAAAATACAGGAGGTACAGGAACAGCTAATCAAGGTTTTGCTGGTGGTGATAGTATTCCTGGTTCGAGTGATACTATAGGTGGTGGAGGAGGTGGTGCAAGTGCAGTTGGAACTGCAGGAACACCTACTGCTTCTGGTCCAGGAGGTAATGGTGTAGCATCTAGTATTACAGGTTCTCCAGTATCTTATGCTGGTGGAGGAGGAGCTGGAGTTGGACCTGGAACTGCAGCAACAGGTGGAACAGGTGGAGGAGGTAATGGTGCTAAATGTTCTGGACCTGGTGCAACGGCAGGAGGAACTAATACAGGAGGTGGTGGTGGAGGTGGAGTAGGTAATGCACCAAATGTAGGCACAGGCGGTTCGGGAATCGTTATCGTAAAAGAATTAAACAAGGCAAGTGGTGTTTGGAATTTAAAAAGTCAATTTAGTGCCGTGAAGAGCGGAACGTGGCCACAGATACAATGTTCAGTATCATTAGATTATTTAGTAGTAGCGGGTGGTGGATCAGGAGGAGCTTCTGATGGAGGAGGAGGGGGCGGTGCCGGAGGTTACAGATCTTCTGGATTTGGACCAGCTCCATTACAAGGAACAGCATTAACATTATTAGCTTATGGAGCAAGTTTTTCTGCACCAGTAACAATTGGAGCTGGAGGAGCTGCAGTTGCATCAACAAATAAAGGTAATGATGGTTCTCCTTCAATAGTAGGATCAATTACATCAACGGGAGGTGGAGCAGGAGGTGGAGGACCAAGTCCCGGTTCAGGAACTACTGGAAATTCAGGAGGATCAGGAGGTGGAGGAGCATGGGTTACACCTGGAGCAGGTGGAGCAGGTAATACTCCGCCAGTTAGTCCTTCGCAAGGTAATCCTGGAGGAAATGCAGTAGCAGGAGCACAATATAAAGCAGGTGGAGGAGGTGGAGCAACAGCAGCAGGAGCAAATGGTTGTGCACAAGCTTCAGGAGGACCTGGAGGAGCAGGAGCACCAAATTTAATTTCAGGATCACCAACAAGTTATGCAGGTGGAGGAGGTGGGGCATCTGATTGCGCACCAGGTGGAGCAGGTGGAGCAGGTGGTGGTGGAGCAGGCGCTGGATCAGGACCAGGAGGTGGTGGAACGAATGGTACTGTTAATACAGGAGGAGGAGGTGGAGGAGCTCAATCTCAAGGACCTTCACAAACATCAGGTGCCGGCGGATCGGGAATCGTTATTATAAGAGGAAAAAGTTCAACAATTGCTTTAACAGCAAGTCCAGGAACTAACACAGTTACAACACAACCTTGCGGTCAAGATGTAGCAACATTTACAGTTTCAGGAACTGTAACAGCTTCCCCATCTGTTTCAGTTAATTATTTAGTAGTAGCAGGAGGAGCTGGAGGTGCAAAATCTTATGGAGGCGGAGGTGGAGCAGGAGGTTATAGAGCTTCAGGATTTGGACCAGCACCTTTACAAGGATCAGCATTAAAATTAGGATCTGGAGCTTATCCAATTACAGTAGGAGCAGGTGGAGCTGGAGCACCTGCATGTTCTGGTAGAGGAGTATCAGGATCAGATTCAATATTTTCAACAATTACAGCATCAGGTGGAGGTGGAGGTGGTAATTATCCAGCATTAGGTAATCCAAATGGACCAGGAGTTGCAGGAGGATCAGGTGGAGGAGGAGGAGCAGGATGGAACAGTCCATTTGCTCCAGGAGGAGCAGGAAATACTCCGCCAGTTAGCCCACCACAAGGAAATGTAGGAGGAATTGGTGGATATGTACCTTTATCAGCTGGAGGAGGAGGTGGAGCAGGAGCAGCTGGAACAGCTGCTACTTGTGGAGCTAGTGGACCAGGTGGAATTGGAGTTCCTAATATTATTTATGATAGTCCAACAGTAGGAACACCAGGACCAGCGCCAGGAAGATATTTTGCAGGTGGAGGTGGAGGAGCTGGAAATGCACATCCTGCAGGAACATCTAATGCAGGAACAGGAGGATCAGGTGGAGGTGGAGCAGGATCTCCAAACGCAAGTTGTGCAGGAGCAGGAACTGCAGGAACAGTAAATACAGGAGGAGGAGGTGGAGGAAATATGGGTGATCCAACAGCATCTGGAGGATCGGGTATTGTTATTGTCAGAGCACCGGGATCAGCAGGATTTGCAGCAGCGCCAGGAACAAACACAGTTACAACATTACCGGCACCAGCTGGAGGTTGTAAAGTAGCAGTATTTACAGTGTCTGGAACACTTACAGTTAGCTAATAATTCACACACTTGACATTTATTCTATAAATTTATATATAGGATTTAGAAATGAACTTACAGAATTACTATTACTACTTTCAGAGTGCACTCACACCTAGATTTTGTGATGAGTTAATTAAATATGGAATTTCTCAACAAGAACAATTAGCACTTACAGGTGGACAAACAGATAAAGTTAATAAAGGAAAACCACTTGATGATAAAGATATAATAGATTTAAAAAAGAAAAGAGATTCAAATATTGTTTGGTTAAATGATAGATGGATCTACAAAGAAATTCAACCATTTATACATCAAGCAAATAGATTAGCTGGGTGGAATTTTGATTGGGATTTCAGTGAGTCATGTCAATTTACAAAATATAAATTAAATCAATTTTATGATTGGCATTGCGACTCTTGGGAGTCTGCATATGCAAATAAAGATAATCCAGATACATTTGGTAAAATTAGGAAGTTGTCGGTCACTTGTAGTCTGTCTTCGCCAGAAGACTATGAAGGTGGAGAATTAGAATTTGATTTTAGAAATATGGATCCTGACAAACCAACTGTTAGAAAATGTGCAGAAATAGCGCCACGTGGAAGTATAGTAGTATTTCCTTCTCATGTTTGGCATAGAGTTAAACCCGTAACGAAAGGAACAAGATATTCATTGGTTATTTGGAACCTTGGATATCCATTTAGATAATGGCAAAAACAGATCAATTAAACTCATCAATTTATTTTAGTTCACCAGTCTATTCTATAGAAATACCTGAATGGGTAGATGATGCAAATAAAGTTTGTGATAAATATATTAAAGAAGCTAAAAAAAATAATGTTAAAGCAATTAAAGAGAGAGAAAAGAAATTTGGTAAAAAAATAGGTGATCATGGAATGAGTTTTCATTCTACATCATTAGTTGGAGATCCTGCTTTAAAAGAATTACAAGAATATATTGGTTCAACATCTTGGAATGTTTTAGATCATATGGGTTATAACTTAACTAACTATGAATTATTTTGGACTGAATTTTGGGTACAAGAATTTGGTGAAAAAGGCGGTGGACACCATGAAGGTCATATACATTATGATAATCATATATCTGGTTTTTACTTTTTAAAATGTTCAGATAAAACCTCAATGCCAGTGTTTCATGATCCACGACCAGGTAAGCTCATGACACAATTACCATTAAAGAATGAAACTGAAATAACTTTAGGAACTGATAAAATTCATTATAAGCCAAAACCAGGAACAATGATATTCTTCCCAGCTTATATGGAACATCAATATACAGTAGATGATGGTGTAGAGCCATTTAGATTCATTCATTTCAATCTACAAGCTGTAAGAAAAATGATTACTGATACAGTAAGAGTACAAACTAAAGCAGAAAACAAAAAGGAGAAAAAATGAGTTTTAAAAAAGATAAGTATGTAGTTATTAAAGAAGCGATATCAGAAGATCTTGCTAAATTCTGTTATGATTATTTCATGATGAAGAAACAAGTAGCAAGAACTATGTTTGATAATAAATATATAAGTCAATTTACAGAGTACTTCGGTGTATGGAATGATATTCAAGTTCCTGATACCTATTCACATTATTCTGACATTGTAATGGAAACATTACTTGTCAAATTACTTCCAGTAATGGAAAAAGAGACATCTCTTAAATTAAACCCCAATTATTCTTATGCTAGGATTTATAAAAAAGGAGATGTCTTACATAAACATAAAGATAGATTTTCATGTGAGATATCTACAACTATGCATTTAGGTGGTGGTTGTTGGCCAATATATTTAGAACCAGATGCATCATTAGGTGGTGTTGATGAAAAGACAGGTAATTACAAAGCATCAAAATCTAAAGGTGTTAAAGTAATGTTACAACCTGGTGATATGTTAGTGTATCGTGGAAATGAATTAGAGCATTGGAGAGATAAATTATCTTTTGATGACTGTGGTCAAGTATTCTTACATTACAATAATGTTGAAACTAAAGGATCTAAAGAAAATATATACGATCGTAGACCTCATTTAGGACTTCCCGCTTGGTTTAAAAAGTGATATAAAACCCGTTTACTAGGGGTTTTATGCCAATAAATAAACTACAATTTAGACCAGGAATAGATAAACAAAACACTCAATACGGCGCAGAAGGTGGTTGGGTTGATTGTGATAACGTGCGTTTTAGGTACGGCGTTCCTGAAAAGATAGGTGGTTGGGAACCTGCCGTTGGTACTAATTTAATTGGTGCTGCAAGAGATATTCACACTTATACAGATTTAGCAGGAGACTCATTAGCAATCATCGGTACAGATAGAAAACTATATACTTATTACGATAACAACTTTTATGACATCACACCTTTATCTACAACTATTCCAGCAGTATTTACATTCACATCAGCAACAACCATTGTAAACGTTCTTGCAACATCTAATGGTGCAATCGCTGGAGACTTTGTTACATTTTCAGGAGTTACTGGAGTAAGTGTTATAAATATTACTAACACTAATATGGCTCAAGAATTTGAGATTCAAAATATTATAGATTCTAATAACTTTACAATAG